TATATCCGATCATGCGATGAGTCAGCATTGGTTGAATTATACAATAGCATCTCAGACAATGAAGCAATCTACAATGAAGAATCATCAAACATTCTTGTTAAAACTGAAGAAACTAAAGAGATTATCGCTGACGCAGAAAAATTAGAACAAGAAGTTATTGCAGAAAAAGAAAAAGTAACTCAAGAAAAAGCAAAAGTGGTTCAAGAGAAACAGCCAGAAGCAGAAAGAGAAACAGTTGCTAAAGAGCCTAAAGAAGAAAAAGCAGAACCCAAAGAAGAAACCACAGATGAAGCTGCTGGATTTCAAGGACAATCAGAAGCAAGACAATTTGATATAAGATTATCCGGAGACTTTGATAGAGATCGTCCAACATCAGATACAGAAGCTATGGCTGTTAAAAATGTTTTAAAGAATGCTGGTATACAAGCAGAAGTTCAACCCAGTGAAGCAGATTTTTCATCAGTTTCTATAAACACAATGTCTCCGCCTGAAGCAGTTATGAACGCTTTGGGAGACATGGTTGATGAAAGTCTAGAATACAAAGACGAGCTTTCTGAAAATAAAAAATAGTTTCAATCTAGAAGACAAACAACAAAAATAGAATAAATACAAGTATGAGTCAGATACCTATTTTTTCTTATAAACAATATCTAGATGATATGATGAGGTTGAAAGACCACGGCACTGTAGATGTGGATGCACAAGTGGAAAGACCAAATAGTGCAGGTTCTCGAGGATTAAAAAGAATTAAAAATTTTGTAAAAGAACCAGTACACATGATGGGAGAATCAGAAATACTAGATAAGCCTACTCCTACTATTCAAGACATTGCAAAAAAATTTAACAAATCTACAAAATATATATTAGATCAATTACAAGCAGGTATACGAGTAGAACGAGAACACACTAATCAGTTTGAAGTTGCCATGGAGATTGCATTAGACCACCTAAATGAAAGACCAGACTACTATGAAGTGCTAAAATCAGCAGAGAAGAAAAAAATTACCAAAAATGAAGCAATAAAGGCTGTTCTAGAAGGTGTGAGTTATTCTTCACAAACAGGTGAGTTGATCTTACCAGAAGCTATTCAAGGTAATTTAAGAGTTTGGTTTGAATCCAATTGGTATAATATTACTAATAAAAAGTAATTGATTTAATCGTCTCGAAGTCATATAATACATAATAACAATTATAAAGGAGATAAAAATGTCAGGAAGAAATTTCAACGAAGCAGAAAAAACCAAATTAATACAACTGATCAAAGAAGGATCACAAGTGTTAGGAGAGATAGATGATCTTAAGACCGGTCTTAAAGACACAGTGAAAGCTCTATCAGAAGAATTAGAACTTAAACCAGCATTAATTAACAAAGCCATTGCAATCGCTCACAAGGACAATTATAAATCTGTGGCTGATGACATGGATATGTTGGACAGCATATTATCTGCGGCGGGCAAAATCTAGTGTATGGTATTGTAAGACAATTTTGGATCAACAGTTATCGAACAGATCATGTGGCATTTTATTATGAACTGATCTCTTTGATATTCACTATATTTGGTTCTTTGGTACTAACATTCACCAGTCCTCATCCGCAAATGAATTTGGTGTTTCCGTTTTATTTGGTAGGATCTTCTACCATGGCCTATTCTGCTTATCGTAGAAGAAATCTATGGATAACTATGTTAGCCAGTTGGTTCACTATAATGAACTGTATCGGCAATTATCGAGTATTTTTTTAAATGAGTTACATAGACGCTTATTATCGCAGAGATGATGACAAAGTGTTGGTAGTAGAACGTGATGCCAACGGTCAGAGAAGATTTGTGGATTATGATGCAAGATATCTTTTTTATTATCCAGATCCTCGAGGCAAACACAGAAGTATACACGGAGAAACTCTACAAAAAGTTACTTGCAGCACATTCAAAGAATTTATAAAAGAACAAAAAATAAGAAGTAATAAAAAATTATATGAGCAGGATATTAATCCTGTGTTTCGTTGTCTTGAAGAGAATTACTTGGGCAAGGATGCTCCCAAACTCAATGTAGTATTCTTTGACATTGAAGTGGATTTTGATCCACAACGAGGATATTCTACCACAGATGATCCTTTCATGCCCATCACAGCAATCACTTGTTATCTTAACTGGACTGATCAACTCGTAACTTTTGCAGTACCTCCCAAAGGATTGAGCATGGAAGATGCCAAACTGCAGGTAGAAAGATTCAGCAATGTGATGCTGTTTGACAAAGAGAAAGATATGCTGGATGCTTTTTTAACTCTAGTGGATGAGGGAGATGTTATCAGTGGTTGGAACTCAGAAGGATACGACTTACCTTATGTTGTGGGTAGAATACAGAAAGTATTGAGTTCAGATGATACTCGAAGATTATGTTTTTGGGGAGAAAAACCTAAAAAAAGAACGTTTGAAAAATATGGTAGAGAACAAATCAGTTATGATTTAATTGGTAGAGTACATCTAGATTTATTAGAATTATATAGAAAATATACCTATGAAGAACGTCACAGTTATCGTTTAGATGCCATAGGTGAATGGGAATTGGATGAGAAGAAAACCGTGTATGAGGGATCACTGGATCAATTGTACAACAATGATTTTGGAATGTTTATAGAATACAACAGACAAGACTGTAATCTGTTGGCGAAATTAGAGAAGAAATTAAAATTTATTGAATTAGCGAACGAGATTGCACATCAGAACACTGTGTTACTGCAAACCACTATGGGAGCAGTGGCAGTTACAGAACAGGCCATTATCAATGAAGCACATCGTCGAGGCATGATAGTTCCGGGTCGAGTAAAAAGAGATGAATCAGCACCTGCGGAATCAGCAGCAGGAGCCTATGTGGCATATCCCAAAAAAGGCATACATGATTGGATTGGATCAGTGGACATAAACTCACTGTATCCATCTGTAATTCGAGCTCTGAACATGGGTCCAGAAACTATCGTAGGACAGATACGCCCAGTGATCACATCAGCAGAGATAAACAGAGCAAAACATCAAGGCAAATCATTTGCCACAGCATGGGAAGGACAGTTTGGTTGTTGGGAATATCAAGCAGTAATGAACAAGGACAAAGGCACAGAGTTAATCATTGATTGGGAAGATGGTACCAGTGTGAGAATGAGTGCAGCACAACTGTATGATCTTGTGTTCGATGGGAATCGACAGTGGATGATCTCTGCCAATGGTACTATATTCACTTATGAATTTGAGGGCGTAATACCAGGATTGTTAAAAAGATGGTATGCTGAAAGAAAAGACATGCAAAAAAGAATGAGCGAGTGCGGAGACAATGCTATTGAACGAGAATTTTGGGATAAAAGACAATTGGTTAAAAAAATTAATCTAAACTCTCTGTATGGTGCAATTCTAAATCCAGGTTGTCGTTTCTTTGACATGCGTATAGGACAATCAGTAACACTAACAGGCAGATGTATCACACAACATATGGCTGCTAAGACCAATGAAATTATTGCAGGCAAGTATGATCACGTGGGAGAGAGTGTAATATATGGTGATACTGACTCGGTGTATTTTTCTGCTTATACCACATTAAAAAAAGAGATAAATTTAGGACAGATTCCATGGGGCAAAGAGAACATTATTGCTCTCTATGATAAAATTGCAGAAGAAGTAAATGAAACATTTTCAGCATTCATGACTCGAGCATTCCATTGTCCTAAAACTCGCGGTGATGTGATACGAGCAGGACGAGAATTAGTAGCATCCAAAGGATTGTTTATAACTAAAAAAAGATATGCACTGCTATATTTTGACAAAGAAGGAGAGCGTGTGGACACAGCAGGCAAAGAAGGCAAAGTAAAAGCCATGGGTTTAGATCTCAAACGTTCAGATACTCCGGTATTTGTACAAGATTTCTTGAGTGATATATTGTATCTAGTATTGGTAGGTAAAACTGAAGCTGAAGTGTTAGACAAAATTAAACAATTTCGAGCAGAGTTTAAATCTAGACCAGGTTGGGAAAAAGGTTCTCCCAAACGTGCCAATAATATCACAGAATATCATGAAGAAGAGAAAAAAAAAGGCAAGACTAATATGCCAGGACATGTAAGAGCCAGTATTAATTGGAATACATGTCGAGAAATGTACGGAGACAAGTACAGTATGACAATTACAGATGGTGCTAAAGTGATTGTGTGTAAATTAAAGAATAATCCTCTAGGTTATACTTCTATAGCATACCCTGTAGATGAGCAAAGATTGCCAGAATGGTTCAAAGAGTTACCATTTGATGGAGATGGCATGGAAGAGAGTGTGTTAGATGGCAAAATTGAAAACTTAATCGGAGTGTTAGAATGGGACGTAAGATCCACAGAGAGTTCTAACACATTTAATAAACTGTTTGAAATGGCTTAAT